CCTGTAAATGTAGTGTGATAGAAAATGTAATCATAATGTTGAGAAATTTCTTCTCTATTCAAAAATTTGTATATATCAAAAACGATCCCAGTATACATTCTAAAAATGCTCTTGGGAACTCGACACATACACTCCATTTTTACATTATTTCCAAAAGTTTGTAATAAATCCACTTCATAGCCTAGCTTATTAAAATAGATTACGAAGTTGGGATAAACTGCCCCATGGAAATCATTTAATTCCAAAACAAGAACTCTCTTTTTGCCATCATTTTACCAATCATTGCATTTACTCAAAATAATGTTTGAAAGATAATTTACTCAAAGAGTCTTCTACTTATTTTCCTCTTCCATAAATATCTTCAAGTCTTTCTATATCATCTTCTCCCAGGTAGTCGCCTATCTGCGTTTCAATGATGTAAACAGGATTCTGGGTTTCGTTCTTAAGTCTATGGATTTCTCGTTTAGGAATATAGACAGATTCACCAGTACTGAGATGCAACACTGTTTCTCCCAACTGGACTGTTGCTTCTCCACCAATGACAAGCCAATGCTCGGCTCTCCGAGAGTGGCGCTGCAACGACAAAGATTCTCCTGGTTTTACATAGATACGTTTAACTTTGAATGTATCTCCTTCCGCCATTTAATCCCCTCGCATTTTTCTCACTTTTTCTCACTTATCCCCGAAAACCGCATATTTTCGACTCCTTTAAGCCCATTGTGAGGTATCATTTTATGTGCCAGTTTCCCACTTTTTCCCGATTATTCCCATTTTTTCCCGTCTCAGTTGGGGTCTCAGTTGGGGTCTCAGGTATAGGGTTCGCACAAAATGAAAATCACCTCGCAAAAATCTATTCCTACGTTGCCCGTTGGCAAACACTCGATCGCCCCTAATCTTCGTCTAAAAGTTCGAGCAGGTAACTTTAACCCTGCTTGGATCTTCTATTACACGTTTAATAAAAAGGCTAAGGAGATATGGATCGGTTGCTACCCCGATATCTCTATGGCGTTAGCGAAAGAAATAGCCTCTAGTTATCGAGCCGTCCTTAAGCAGGGGATAGACCCGAAGGATAGGATTAAAGAACTCGAAGAAGCCGAACGAGCAAAACAGGCCGCGTTAGAAGCACAAAAATTTACGGTCTCCGATCTGATTAAAGAAGCCGTACCCGTCATCCTGGAGACCAAACAAGGGCGCAACGCCAAGCACAAAGAACAGTGGATCAATACCCTAAATACTTATGTCGTTCCAGTGATCGGATCGATGAAGGTCGAGGACGTTACACGCGACCACATCATAGATGTTCTAAAGCCTATTTGGTTTACTAAGAACGAAACGGCTAGCCGTGTAAGAGGGCGGTTAGAATCCGTCTTTAATTACGCCATAGTAAAGAACCATAGAACGGCTTCGAACCCCTGCACGTGGCGCGGTAACCTTGATTTCTTCTTACCGCCACCGAGCAAGATTAAGAACGTCAAGCACCATGTGGCCTTAACTTTTGACGAAGCAAGAACCCTTATTGATAAGTGGACGAAGAAAGATAAGTTATCGGTATCGGCTATATGCGTGATGTTCGGGATACTTACGGCAGCACGTGTCGGGGAGTTCTTGTTCGCTAAGTGGGGCGAGATCGACTTTGATAATGCGGTTTGGACTTGTCCGCCAGAACGCCGTAAGGACGGCAAGAAGTATCCTCACCGTGTGCCATTGTCGCGACAAGCGATTGTCTTATTGACCATATTACTAAACGGCGAGCCTCGTGAAGATATGCCTATTTTCGCGATTAACGGACGGCGCATTTGTCGTGATACCCCTCGCGTTGTTATTCGAAAGGCGATGAACGGGCGCGGCACCATGCACGGTTTTAGATCGACCTTCAGGGATTGGTGCGCTGAGAACGGTAAAGACCGCATACTTGCCGAAAAATCCTTAATGCACGCCACGGGTAACGAGGTCGAGCAAGCCTATCAACGTTCAGATCTGCTCGAGCAAAGACGCGTACTGATGCAAGAGTGGGCTGATGCATTGTTTGGTGAGATCAAGCTACGGTAAAAATTTCAGGCATAAAAAAAGGGGGCATCAAGCCCCCAATTTTGTGGTCGTGTATTAAGTAAGAATTCGGCGATCTTTAAGCGCTCTTTGTTTCGCCTGATTAGCCGAGTACTCAGCCAATGCGCGGTCACACTGTACGGTGTTCCAACGCTTACGGCTTTTGCGCCATGTGGCACGTGGCAAGATACCGCGCTTAATACGGCGATAGAAAGCCGATTGAGAGGTTTCGAGATACTTAATGATCTCTTCACGTACTAGCCACTCGCCCACGTCCTCTTTATGGATACCCTCGCCAATAAGCCGTTGGCGAACGCCTCGCATATCGACTTTAGCCATAGAACCCTCCATTAATTGAATCCATTACTCTCGAAACGCTTGGTCGCCTTGACCACATCGTTAGGCAATTTTTCGACTGCACGGAGAAGCGCAGCCAAACTCTTTTTAACTTCGCTTTCAATGAGTGAGGCTTCGGCGTTACGTCCGTTTTTTCGTAAGGCGTTAATCTTATCGATCGATTTACGTGCCTTATTCGCGTGGTAAATTGCCGTGCCTAAATCCTCGTTAAGGCGATCTAAGCGCGTGCTAAACATTTTTTCAACGTTGATTTCGACCTTCTTCTTGGTCGATTTCCCATGGCCTTGTAGATTCTGATACATTGTCTTTTTACCTTTCCCTCATTAGTTAATCTCAACTATTCCCCATTTGCGCATAAACGCTTGTCGTTGCTTAGTCGGCATAAGGCAAACCTGCTTGGCTTTCTCGAACACTTTGGCGATGACGTCTTGACTTAAATAACGCTCGTACTGGTTGCACTTCGTTATCGTCTTGTCGTAGCCCAAGCGAATAAGCATCCCACCGAAATAATCGTAGGTAAGCAATATCGGGGCTTTTTCGACCTCGATCTTTAAGAAGTCGCAACAAGCCTGAACGCTATCGAGTACGAGATCGATATCACACCCTCTAAAGACATAGGCGGTCGTTACGCCCGATTCCTTCGCTACATAAGCGTCTAGAACCGCTTTATTAGCCTTTTGGATTTGCTCGTAGTAATCGTTAAGCGGCCAGCCCTTGTACTCATCTAAAGCCCTACGTCTAGCGAACATGAACTGGCACGCGTTGAAGAGGTTATGAAGTGCGAGGATCTCTCCTTTATCCAACTTGCCAAACTTGAGCTTCATTAAAGAAACCGTTTCGAGCAACAACATACTTTGTTTAAGTTGCGCCGTTACCCGAGCTTGGAAAGTTAGGTCGGCGACCCCTTTTGGCTTATAGGGCTTGTTTCGGCGTTTTTTAGATACAGGCATTTACAACCCTCTCTGGGCTTTATGTTGTTAGAACGGGACATCTTCGTCCATCGTCGCCACACCTTTAGGAGCATCGGTGGTACGTTTCTGTGAGGTGGCGTTGCTTGAGTCATCTTTAGGACGACTAACAAGCAAAGTAAAGTTGCTGAGGTTGACATTAAACTGTGCTACCGCAACACCAGCCGATTTTTTACTCATGTAAGCTGAAGCGTATGGCGTGCCTTCAATGTAAATTTGCGTACCTTTGGTCGCGAATTTCATTAAATTTTCAGCGTTTTTCCCCCGTGCCTTGACATTCACCCAGACCACGTTATCGATCAATTCGCCGTCCTTGTTGCGTTCTTTTTTATTGACAGCAACGGTAAATGCACAAACAGAAGTCCCATTGTCGTATTCGATTTTCTCTGGGTTTCCTGCGAGGAAACCGATCAATGTAGCTTTCAGCATAGAAGCCATTTTTGAAATTCCTATAAAAAAGAAGCCCTCCTAGTCCGAAGACCAAGAGGGCTGAAGTTACTACCATGGCGTAGTAGTGAAATTTAGTAGTATGCGGTAATAACGAAATCAGCAACCCCTTTGGGGTTAATGGCTAGCTATTAACCCCTTTAAAAAGAAGTGTTTGATTCGAGCCAGAAGACGGCGCCAGAAAGAGGGCTTGACCTTCTTAAGCTCGGGAGGCAATCGCCCTTCGTCGGGATCGGGGTATGTGTGAGATACCCCGTCCCAGTCGTGCGTGCTAGTGATCTGTTTGTATGGTTCGTTCATTGTCTTTCCACTGCGGGATACCCTAAGCGCTTTCGCAAATCATTCACGGGTATCGATTCCATTGCGTCGCCGTACATCGTCACTCCTCAAAAAATATCGTCCCCAATGCAGTAAACCGTCTCGCCAGGGGATTTATGGTGGCGGTGGTACTCAATCGGTAAGACGGCGATACAGACTTGACCAATCACGCCTTTTTGGCTCTTCACGCCTTCAGCTTGTCCTTCTTTGATCACCTCAACGGCGCCAAGAAAACCCTTGATCTCGTCAGGCATCACTGCCCATCGATTGGATGCTTTCAATCGTTCCACAACGTCATCAGGCAAGTATTGGCGAATGGACTCCAAGTAGCGGATGTAGCGTGCCAACAAGTCCATGTGGCTCAATCTCAAGGCAATATACGAACCGAACGCCTTATCGGTGTAGTCCTGGCGTCTTTCGGTCGCCAAGAAATAGACGTCCTTCTTGGTGTCGATTCTTATGAAGTTTGTCTTGATGATCTTTTGTGAGTTATCTGGAATAATCACTCCAAATTGCATTTTTCCTCCCTAAAACTGTAGGTCTTCATCGACCACGATCTCGTTGAATGGGCGCAGCACCTCGTCGACTTCAGTTAAAAACTTCTGGCACCGTTCCAAGGCATCGCTGAGTTCTTTCTCAGTTGGTGTGTAGCGGATCGTCCAGAAGGCAAATCGGCTATAGACGCCAGTTAATCGCGGGTCATAGTCCACAAAGTCCACCCAACGTCTGCCAGTGCATAAACACTGCACGAGCATCTGTGGAATGTACTCAGGTGGAACAACATTCGCAGTGATGCGGCGCAAGTGCGTGGCCGTGTTTGGACACTTGATCTCGATGAGTCCATCGGATCCAACAAGCCCATCAGGGGACGCACCAAACCACTCTATAGAGGGATGACGGACGAAGCCGACCAACTCAACCTCACGCCCAGTCATGAGCGTGTAGGCCTTTCGAGCCTCTTCTTCGTTATCAATTCCCCACTGCATCGCGGAAGTAGTAGGGGTTACGTCCACAATGCCGGTCACACGTTCAGAAACGATTGTGTTGATTAAGTCAAAGTAGGACTTGAGTGGCTGACCATCTCGTTTTGAGACATTGATCACAGCCGCAGCGCGTGATGCAGTCAAGCACCCACATCGATCCGCAAACCACTGATCGGTTTGTTGGTAAGGGTTAGAGCAGTCGTCCATCATTCACCTCGCTGTGCTTTAATCGACAAGGCCTTGAGTTGTTCGTGTTCAGCACTTTGGCGTAAGATGCCCAGGAAGGGGTTCTTTTTGTCTCGTTCAGCCATGAACCAATCCTCATAAGCACCACTATTTGCCTGCGCACGTGCAGTCTCTAAGAAGTCCTCATAGGCTTGTTTGGCATACTGCTTATTGCCGATCGTGATGTAGTCGTTAGAACGCCGAACAGGTTGCTGTGGGACGGATCCAACGCCATCGTCATCATCGTCGGTTGCGATTCCAAGTGCTGCGCATAACGAGTATCGACGCGCATAGGTGATCGCACTACCCAAACTTTGGGCGACATTCACACCTTTGGACGCAGGGATCGTGATGAAGCCACAGTGGAGCGATGCGCCATCTTTGTAGTGGATGACTGTCTCGACTGCCACGCCAAGGCTTGTGGTTTCGCTTTGAAGCGTCTGAGTGAGCGACAAGCCGTGTTGGTTGAGGATTGGTCGAACGGCCGACATAATCGACTCAAGGTCGGCATAGTTGATCTTGGTTCCCTGAAGTTTGTAGTACTTGTTTTTCCCAATCTTTGGGAACTCAGCTTGAGCTTTACTCAGGGCATCGAAAAGCCCTGCCATAGGTGCATTTTGGTTTTCCATGTTCTCTCCACGTTTAACGAATTGGATACGGATAATTAGCCTCGATCCAGTGAGCTAATTCAACGCCGTAATTAGCTTTGATGTAGCAGAGCGTTAGGAC